GCCGCCCTGACCCCGCCCCGAAAACCATCCGGTGACAATCGCCGGAAACTGCCATGCGCTATCAGGCGGCACGGCGCACCCAGGGAGGCACGGTTTCCCGCGTCTCGTAACCGAACACTCACGCGATCCGGCTTACGGTAGGCTGTATATCGTTTAGAGTTCCCTCTCCTACGAGGAAGTCAATCCCGCGCACGATACAGCGCATGAGGCAAAGCCTCGGGATAGTGGGTGATGGAATCGAACCATCGGAGTCGGGCTTATGAGACCCGATTGAATCCAATTCTACCCACTATGTGCCGCAGAGGTACAACGTACATACGGCGGTTTACGTAATTCCATAGTAATTATACTGCATTTTTAGCGGTTGTCAAGTGCCATTCTGCGCGAGTTATCGTAATCCCGGCACCGCAACACTCTAGCGGCGTTTCATACAGCTTAACCGCCGATACTGCAACTACATAGCTATCGTCTTTCCAAAGTTCGATGCTTGTCAATGCGTCCATTGTTGACTTTATAAGGTTGTCAATATCTGGCTTTGAAGTAACGAAACTACCGTGCTTTTTCTTTGGAGCTTTGAGGTAGAACACGATTTCAAGGGATAGCGGTTCCTCTAGCCTAACGCCTGATAAACCATTCGCCGCGATCATAACCGATCTTTTCCAATCGTCTGCGGTTTCGGGAGTATAGACCGATGCGTGTCCGAACATAGACCGCGCCTTGACTCTTGGCTGTGCTTTCGGTATTCCTACTACTCTGAAATTATATGGCATCTTCCAGCTTCCTTACCTTTTCGCGGTACTCTTTTATCTTCTCTGTCAACCAGTCTTGCGTGAATCTTTGCGTAGTATGCGCCACTCTTTCGAGTTTGTCAAATGTGCTTCCAAGCTCTTGACGTAGTTTCGCTTCGAACTTGTCTTGCGCTTTCTCTGAGCATTGACAAATAGAGCATTGCGGCCTAAGTATTCTCACGTCCCACCGCGTGCCTCTATGCCCTCTTAGTATGCCGTGACCGCACGTAGCCGACTTCCAGGACATCGTTACGTCGCACGTATAGCACGAGCAATAGCCGTTTTCGGAGTACGACAGTCGGACGTACTTTGATACAAGATCGTCAAGCGTCCTTTCTAAAGCTGGTTTATCCATGCCTAATGATCCCGCATTGATTCGCTATATCTGCTTCTAGAAGTGCGCCACCGGAATACTCCCAACCGTCCAGAAGGTAGATAGCATCGCACGTCAACAATGCTTGTATGCAGAGCTTCATGGCTACGTGTCGTGGTGTTTCGTGAGGGCATAAGAGCGTAGGGAGTATAGGATCGTGACCGTCGGCACGCAAAAGACGGCCAGCGGCATCAAACGCTTCGCGGTTATCGTTTTCGTAACCGGAGATAGGGCCGGCAACGTAGATTCTCATTCTTCCCCCGTATCTGCTTCCCATGCTTGCGAAAACTCATGGTCTTTGAACATTTCAGCTAGTCCTGATATTTGGGCAAGCCGCAAGACTTCATCCGGTTCCATACCTAAATTCCTTGCAATCTTCTCGTCGCTCCAATTCCTCTTGCGTAAGTCTAGCACTATGTCTGACATTGCGTCAACCTTGTGCTTTCTCCTTGCCCTGTTATGTCTAATTGTTGCGGCCATTCTATCGCCCTTATCCTGGCGATCAGTGTTTATTTTTACAACTGGAAGATAGCCACGCACTCTTTCGGCTACGTCTTTACATTCCCTGCCCACTCTATGCCTATGGAAGCCGTCTACAACTTCGTATTTATCGTCTTGAAAGAAAGATACTATCGGCTGAGTGTATCCATCGGCTGTAATAGAAAGCCGCAATAGTTCCATTTCGGGAGGTGCTACGCTGTTAGGATTGTAGTCATTAGCGAATACTTCTTCATTCTTTACCCATAACACGCAGTCAACAGGCTCAGCTCTTAGTGGGCTTTTATCGTGAAGCGTTTTCCTAATGTTATTAAGGCATTGAATCTTTGCGTCATCATCCATAAGATCAAGACACGCGCAGATTGTTTCCGTTGCCTTTACGACTTCCTCGCTGTCTACGGTATCGAATAAGTTCATTCCATCTCCTCGAATATTTTCCATTCCTTGCGGCGTTTTCTCATAAGGTTTAGATACTTGTCATAGGCACTGCTTTTTGTTGGTGAGAATCCAAGACCCTTGCACCAGTAATCATTCCGCAAAAGAGTCTTTACGATTCTTCGCCATGACGGAATTTTCCCCATTGCCTCTAATCTATAATCTCCCTCGTCCGGTATTCCATCGGGATAGCCTCTTGCCATAAACCAATGGATATATACTGTTATCTTATTCTTGTAATGCTCTCTCGTGGTTGGTGGCATTGTGTCCAACAATAAATTAGCGAAACCTTCCCAATTTTGACCAGTTGGCAAGGTTACTTTATTATTCCCTAGAACATTCCCTATCTCTTTACTATAAAGACTTCCGGTATTCGCTCCGGCAACACGCAAGACCATTTTTGACCATGTTTTAGGCTCGATTATCTGATAAAGCCACAATCCTTTCCTTTGCGTATCTCCGAACGGTTCATCGATCCTCATTTGGTTTACAGTCAGTCCGGCCTTATACATTCTGTCATAAAGCTGATTATACGGTAGTTCAGTCTTGCCGTAATACGTCCAGATATCATCTACATTCCAGTCATAAATTGGATATATCGCCCAACAAGTATCGACTATTCGCGTAGTGAATACTTTCCCGTCCAGCAAAAACTCGCCGTCTTTCGCAATAGCTCTATAGCGGTTTAGGCTCTCTTGTGATCGGATACCGATAAAGTTTGCACAGTCCTTATTCTCTGAATACCATTTCGCAAAAAGCGGCGTAAATTCCTCAAACGTCATGCCCTTATAATAAAACGGCAGAAACATTCCATCTTTGACGGCAATCTCTGGCTTTTCGCGTATCCATAGGTCTTTTTTATTCTCATCCCATGCTGTCCATTCTGGCTCATATTGGCTGCATCCATTCCAGGTAGTCATCGGAAGGGCGATCCAGTATGGTTCGATAAAGTCTTTATACAGATCGAAGATGCTTTGAATATGCTCTATTGTTATCTGAAATTGACATTCCCAGTCTACAAAAAATAAACCTACTTTGCGGCCTCTTTTCATGGCTTCGGCCATTACTAAGTGAGTCATAACGGTACTATCTTTCCCGCCTGAAAAACTTATGAATATTTTATCGAACCTGTCAAACGTCCACGAAATGCGCTCTTGTGCCGCTTCGAGTACGTTTTTATTCAAATAATTCTTTGGCATAGAGTTTCCTTTCGTATACGTTACTTTCCCACCACAATATAGCTTTATCTGCTTCTGCATTGGCTTCGTCTTGCTGCTCTTTCGTAAGATGTCCCCATGCTTCACGGGTAATATATTCAGGACACCTTATAGCGATACATACAGCCGCGTGTCCTACCCATGCCCTGCGATTCTGTGAAACATCGGTGAGATTATGTCGGCAAGCAATCGGCCATGCTTTAACGGCTTTCATCATGTATTCGCCATAGAGTGAATGATCGGATGTAAACTTGATAGCTCTTTGCAAAAACTCTTTTTCTTCGGAAGGGTTTACTTTTCGCCACATACCGTTAATGAAATCTTCCCATTGCGTGTAGTGGTAGTATTCCTGATCCATCCTTCCCCCTATATCGTCGCTAGATTAGATACAAGTATACAGTATATAAAAGAGATGTCAAGCATGATTCTCTAAATATTGCGCGGCTTTACGTAATAGTTCGGGGCTGTCTCGAAGGTGTCCTATTGCCGTATTGCAATTATTGCAAAGCAAGCCTCTTACTTTTCCTGTAGAATGTGAATGGTCAACATAGAGCCTTTTAATTTTACCATTGATGTCATAACTAGCAATTTCACTCTTGCATATAGCACATTTACCGTCTTGATTTTGAAACATTTCTTGATATATTTTTCTTGTTAACCCAAATCTTCTATATTTAGAAAGAACAGCTTGTTCATTTGTGCAATTCCTACACGTTCCACTAACACCCGATATAGTATTTTTATTTTTTGCCATTTCCCTGTACGGTTTTTCTTTCTTGCAAACATTACATATATAAAATTCTTTTCTAGGCAAAGTCCTACTTAATCGTCTTTGTATGTGATGTCTTTTTAGTGTTCCTAAAATACAGTTAGGAGATACTTTGTATATTTGGGATAGTTTTTCTCCTGAAAATCCACCTTGATACAATTTTATCATTTCTTTTATTTTTTCTTCTGGTAGTTTTGTTTTTCCTCTTGTTTTTTCGCCATATCTACATAATATTCTGGAAACAGTACTAACATATAAATTATAAATCTTAGATATTGATATAATATTTTTACCAGATTTATATAATTCTATTATTTCTGATTCCTGTATTTTATTTGTTTTATGGCTATGTATTATTTTTGTATCTTGGTTTTTCAATATGGTTCGTATGCACGAACATCCAACATTATATATTAGTGCTATTTTGGACATAGATTGTCCGTTTTTATAAAGTTCTACAATATCCTTCCTTTGCTCTTTTGTTATTTTCATTTCCCAAACCTCGCTTTTTCGCAGAGTTCCCGATCATATCCTATAGACGCAACAAATCGCGCTGAACGCTTGCGATACCGTCGCCCTATGTTATTATTGCCGTTCATTATGTGCAATTCTTTATGTATGCGGTCAACGCTTTCCTGCTTCAAAAGAAAATAAAGCATGATTTCCTCGACATTTATCGGGTAGTCCATACGGTAATTATATCCTTTATAGCCGCCTTGTCAAACAAAAAACACGCTTGAAACTGCGAAATAATGCGAAATATTCGCGGGTATACTATACGCTTGTGTGGTATCCGCGCTTCGTCATAACGTTTCTTATATCTCCAATTCTTCCCATGCCCTTTTCCTATCGTCGATTATCTGGTTTATCTTTGCCAGTTCTTCTTTAGCTGGATCGTTAGGATTAGCAGTGCGCTTTATTATTGCGGCTTCCTTTATCTTTTCTACTTCGATAAGTGCAATAACATCGGCGCGCTCCATTTCAAGCATAGCAAGGTCTGTCATTTAGAACCCGTCAATGAGTCCCATCGTTCCGCGTTTTCCTTGACAGGATTCGGCAATGGCGCATGGACTTTCTTTTCATCCGCGAAACGCACATGACTTCCCATAAACTCAAGTACCGCTTCACCTGTTGACCCGTGCCGATTCTTGGCTACAATAGCGGCTATCTGTCTTACGCCTTGGCCGTCAACGTCGCATTTCGGATGCAAAAGGATTATTCTGTCGCTATCCTGCTCGATGCTGCCGGAGTCTCGAAGCTGGCCGATTGACGGCTCTTTCCCGTCTGCTTCACGGTTTAGCTGGACACATTCGACCATTACCACGCCCGTTTCCTGTGCAAGTATTTTCAGTGCCTTTGATAGTTCACCCATGCGTTCCCATCGTGCTATTTTCGACGATTCACCGATGTTCACGAGTCCCAGGTAGTCTACTATGACAAGTTTAGCATCATGGACGGCCTTTTCTCTGCGTATCCTTGACCGCAAAAGTGCTAAAGTATGCTCTTTGTCGTAGATCGCCATATTAAAGCCTTCAAACATGATACAAGCTGTACGCACGTTTTCAAGCTGGCTGTCTGATAGGTGTCCTGATCGAAGGTTTCCCACCGTAGCGACATTGACCAAAGACAAGAGCCGTTCCTGTACCTCTTGCGCGTACATCTCAAGGCTGAAAACTACGGTATGTTTCCCCAAGTCACCCGCAACATGGGCGGCAAGCTGTAGAGCTAGGGCGGTTTTCCCGCATCCAGGACGTGCCGCTATACAGATTACTTCGCCTGGTCGTATGTCACCGCAAAACTCATCGAGCGAAGAAAGCCCAAAGTCTATATTGTTTTTTCGCCCTTCTCGTGCCTGATTTACTCTTTCTTTTATTTCGTCGTAGCACTTGATCGCCCGATCCTTAATTAGTGGGCTAGGATCATCCCCCGCCTCTCGTAAGGCTTGCGTTATCGCTGTTTCCGCTATGTCGGCAAGCTCGATACCTGTCTTGTTTTCATCTTTAGCGGCATCAAGGGCAACAGATAGCGATTTTATAATGTCGGCTCTTTGTCGTCTTTCCCGTAGTTTATCGACATAGAACCGTGCATTACCAGCAGAATGCCTTACAATACCCGAAAGCCTTAGATAATCGTCACCGTGTCCGGCCTTCTTTAGTTCTTCTAGTACGATAAGCTCATCCGGTGAAGGGCTTTTCTCACGTCCGGCCATGACTGCGGAAAATACGTTTCGACGGAATGGGTCATTGAATAGGTTTAGAGTTATAAGATGCTCATCGATTATCCCAGGGCTTCTTAGCACTTGCCCGAGTAGATGTTCCTCAAACGCCGGATAGTCAAGCATCGTGAACCTCTTTATATGTCTTGTATTTTGTAAAGAACTCAGGAGGGAAATTAGCCACCTTTACACCACAGTAACAGAAAGACCTTCCCTCGTCCAACATACTTTCACATAATGGACAAACTGCTTTTTCGGCAAGCCTGATTATCTCTTTTTTCTTAGGTGGGGGAGTAGTAGGCTTTGATGAAGAGTTTTTCTCCCATGTATGTACAGCCGCCTTCCAGTCTTTCATTGAATGTTTACCTACCATCCAGCCGATAGACTCATAATAGTCTATGAATCTTTGTGGGTCAATGGTATTCTGCCTTTCTTTACAATAACATAAAACTTCTTCAAGTGTAGGTTTTATAAATCTTTTAGGCGATTGTATCTCTTCTTTTATATTATTATCTATTCTCTTCTCTTCTAGTCTATTCTCTTCTAGCATGATAACATCATGACTAGGACATGACTCTATCATGACTCTATCATGACTTTCCTTTGCTTTGACTATAACTTTCCTGAAACCATCTGAAGCCATGCTAGAATCCATGCGCTTTAATAGCTTGAAACAGAATATCTTGTCGCCTGATTGCTCGAATAGCTTCAACTCAACAATAAAGCGCACTATCTCTTCAACTATCTGTATTCCAGATTGCTCATGTGTGCCCTTTATGCGTAGATTATCGGCTATTATTTCAGAATCGTGTTCAAGCTGGAAGGTTATATTTGATTCAGATACATCACCAGCTATAAGTTCAAGACAATGAAAATATATAGCGTATCCTATTGCGCCATAACGTATTATTAGTTTTTTTACTTTAGCGTCTTGAGTAGCGTCCGAATCATGCTTGAACCACTTCATGTTTGCCTCCAGGCAATAAAAAAAGCGCCTTATCGTGGAAGGGTGCGTCCCTTTATCGGCGGGTGTAAGCCCGTCAAACCACAATAAAACGCTCGATTTTCAATGCCGTCTATCTCCGCTTACACGGGAGAGCTTGCGCCCTCATACTGAAACGCCTTCCAGTAATGAGAGTATTATATCATGCTTTTGCCGATATTGCAAGTCTAGTGCTTCTCTAGCCATAGCGTCCACTCCTTGCCGTCGTGCAGTATAGTGCCGTTCATTGCTGTTGCGATTATATCGCGTGGTAGTCCGGTTATACTGGACAGCCTGGCCATTGTGTTTCTGCGATACTCTTTTTCGCCACACTTCGCGTGATACATATAGTCGTTGCGTGAGGCGGATTCGTAGGCTTGCATATACCCGACGCGGATGTACTTAACTGCGGGGCTGTCCTTAGAGTCGGGAGCGTAGCACACTAGAACGAAACCTTTTCGCCTTTCGGTACGTCTTTGTTGATGTAGAAGTCGGGATACTTGTCGCCGGAAACCTTCTTTTCGTTGCGCCACACTACCACGGGAACCTTCACTCCGTTTACTTCGATGGAACCTTTAGCGAATGGTGCGCGTGGGTTTTGAGAAAGTGAAAGCCATAGTGCGCCGAGTTTGTCCATGTGTTTCTCCTTTATTTGCAATGAAATAATGCTACGTAGACAGAAGTCCTAAAGTTGTGTGCTCTCGATTTTTGCCTCTTTCAGTAGCCCCGCAAGCTCGTCAAGGTTCTCGCGGACGGCATCTTCAGCGCAAAGACAATCAGCGGCATAAATGTAGGTGCTGTACTCGGCTTGAAGGTAGGGCAGGGCTTTGGATTGCCATGCTTCTAGTTCCTGGATGCGGGATTCTGCGCGGTTGGCGCGGGCCTGCTCATTCCATCGCTCTACGTCGATATCGTCGCGTTGCTTTATAGCCGCGTCCCGCTCTTGCTCGGCTTCCGTGAGGGCGGAGAGGATTAGCCGGATATCGATGCTTATATCCCACGGCTTGCCCTTGGCTTCGGTTGCGTCCAGTAGGATTTTAGGTGTGCCAGAGTAGCCGCAGAGCCTGGTGCGGGCGGTGTCTAGGTCACTCATGGCCTTCTCCTTCGATTGCGGCTTTAGCGTCCCAGGCTACTTGTTTTATTTTCCCTAAAGTCCTTGCCGTGCCTATATCGGGGCTGCCACCTTCGTATGATTCGTACTGTTCGATTGACCGTACTTCCGCATAAAGGTCTTTTACTTTCAGTAATACGACCCGCTGTTTCTCAACCTGTGCGCGGAGGGCGATTACCTCGTCGCGGAGGTCAGGGGCGGCGGCGATAAGTTCTGCATCAGCATCTTCATAGACAGCACCAAACTCTTTATTGCCTTCATTTTTAACGGTAAGGATACTCATGCCGTCATGTGCTGGACATTTCTTGGGCAATTTATGTCCGACCTCAAACAGCTCCCACGGCCCATCCGTTGCTTTTCCTACCGTCGCAATCGCGGCTTCGATTCGTTCTTCTCGTGTCATTTTGCGGCCTCCAGTGCGGCGAGTGCTTGGTCAAGTATAGTTAGCTCATCCTCAGTAAAAACTTCGCGTATTACATCAGTAGTTTTTATCACTCTTAAAACTGATATAAGATTATGACCAACCTTATCGATAAGCGCGTCCCTCGGATCAGTCATTGGAGATTGCCACCTTAGACACGTTGCAGAAGCACCCTCTCCGTTAGACTCTGCATCGCATTTGTCATCAAGGTCGGGATCGTAAAACTCACAGGCCGTATTTTTGCAGTATTCGCCTTCGTTCATGAGTCTTGGTTCGTCCCTCGGATCAGGCTGGTCTTGGACAAGAACTCCTGTGCCGCCACACTTAACACAAGGACTGCTGAATATCCGGTGTTGCTCATCATGTCCACAGCAAGGGCAACCTAGTCGGCCTATTTCCCCTCCAACGGCATTTATAAACCCATGATCGGGATTGTCACAGATTTCATAGCCAGTTCCATTACAATCGGGACATTCTGCACCTTTCGGGCCTGTGCCCTGTGTGATGGCGAGGCGAAGGGAGGCCATATCTTCTTCCCTGCTTCGCTGGATCATTGTCCCGGTTGTTTCCTTGTACCACGCTACTGCCCTCTCCGCCGCCTTCTGCGCCTCGTCCTGGCGGATGGCTAGGCGGTATTCAATGAGTTTTGTTACCCGCTTGTTTAACACATGGGTGTCCGGGCTATCTCCGAACATTTCGAGACAAAGTTCTTTCTCAATTTCTGCGCTTTCCATACCTACTCCTTGACCGTGTAGTGATACTTATCAACGATTTCGCTTATGGTTGCACCAGTGCCATGTAATTTTGACTGTGCCCAAATCTCATCCAGCATCGCCCTTGGCACTTGCCGCGCATAGGCGGCGATGAGGGAGGTGAGATAGGGAGTAGCTTTATCCCTTTGGACTTGCGGCGGTTGCATGATGCCACGCGATGTTTCCGTTTCTTCTCCAAGCGCAAGCATTAAACGATCAATGGTATCTACGGCTAACTTTGCCACTTCCTCCGCGTCCTTCGGCAGTTCGGTGGGGGTTAGGAGGGCAAGGATAGCCCCTTTTGGTTCGCGGATTGTTTTGCTGTTGTAAATATAGTCATAAATCCTCTGCGCCATTTCCTCGGTCAAAATTAGTGCCTTCATCGGGGAGCCTCCTTAAAATAAAGCGGAAACTGCCAGTCGCCATAGGTGTATAGTCGCCCATAGCCGTGAGTTACATATTCAGCGATATCCATCGAAGCACCACAGCGCCTAGTTATGAAGTACCGAATAGCCGCGTAGAGATTTGAGTGCCGCCAATCTATTTCACGCTTCATTTAGTAACCTCCTGCCATTTGTGGCACATTCCTTTTCCTATTGGCTGTAGGGCTATAAGCGAACCGCTATACGCCCCTGATTGTCGATTTTCTTCGTTAATACACACGTTTTCGATGACGTTTTTCTTGCCAAAATTAACGTTCCACCATTTGCAGGTTTCACATTTGATTCCGTTATCCCAAATAAAATCAGCGAGCATTTGTTCTCTGTCATTCATCCCCTACTCCTTTATCACTGCTTCCGCACTCTCGCGGTCAAGCTCCTTCACGAGCTCTACGTTCCTCTCGCTTTCCTTGTGTGCTTCAATAAGTTTCGCAAGAGCTAGCGCTTCTATTTCGTTAGCGGTCTTGTGCGTTTCTGCGTAAATCAATAAGTCGAAAAGATCGTCGCCGTCCTGCCAGTGGTTTATCTTTCGCAGTTCCCACGCATCGGGGTCTTTCGTTGACTCACCGACAAGCCGAAACGTCACGTCAAGGTTTATCGTGCCAAGGTAAAGCGGAAATTCTATTTCAACTACTTCATCGTACATAGTCCCCCCTAAAGTTCACCACGTATCGCGGATCGTTTTGCATTTCGGTTATTTCAGCCGCCGCATCTTCCCTGGATCGGAAAAAGAAGTATTCGCGGGATATCCACACAGCCCACCCGTCATCGGTACGCACTATTTCCCCCACAGATACCACTTGCGGCCTCGTGGCTACGTCGTACACGAAAGAACACAAAAGAACTAGGGCAATAGCGATCAAGGCCAGTGTTGCGATTATTTTCATAAGTACCTCGTAGCCGAATGGCTTTCGTCACGTTCGGGATGCGGATCAGTAGTTACCCTTTTAAGCCATGCGAAGAATCTTTTAAGTAGTTTCATAATTGCCTCCATAGTCATTTTACTACCTTACAGAATCCTGTCAAGCACTATTTTGCAAAATATCGCAATAATCGCAAAAGAAAACGCGATATACCAAAACTCTGCACGGTTATGGTAGTACCACCGCGTGATCTTCCATGAAACCCGCTGTAGTTTCGTCATTTCGGCAACAGCTTATCGCATGGCGTAGGACGGTCTTGCCACTTGTACCACGTAACTTCCATTTCGTCTATGGCTTTGCGCGGCAGTCGCTTGCAGGTCTTGCACGTTTCGCGGTTTTTCGGATTGCCCATGCAACGGATGATCGGTTCTTTAGTCATTTTGCTATTACCGCCTTATAGTTTAGATAATCGTCAAGCTCTTTTCTTGCCTCTGCTAGTTCTTTTTGGGTATATAGTGATTTGGGTTTCTTTTCTTTTGTTTTTACTTCTTTTTCTGCTATATCATTTTCTTTTTGTATACTTTTATTGGCCGTAAGTTCTAGCCTTTCCCGTCTTGTTATAGTATATTTTCCGCTTATTTGGGGCGGCTTAGCAAAAACACACTCACCACCTCCGGGAATTTTCCATTCATCAAACTCCCAAAGCGGCATATGTTCGAACCAGTACCAGCTACCATCATCATCCATTGCTAGATAGTTTGCCCATTCAGGTGCGTCTTTCCATTCTGGTTTCATTCTGCGCTCCTTAGTTTTTCAAGGTCTTTCATCAAGCCGGAAAAGTCGCCCGCGTGTTCGATGTCTATGCCATAGGAAAGTAGCCGGTCTTTCAGTATATCGCCGTATTCAGCCGCTTTTCGTACGTCCCAATAGCGCGTGGTTTTCCACAACTCGATCCTTACTTTATCGCCTACCGGAGTTTTCGATATTACCCTACCGGCATCTGTTTCTAGTGCCTCTGTTAGGTAAGGCACTTCGTTAGGCGCAACTTCGATTACTGCACGTGGCGCGTACTGTTCCATGTCGGCATCGTGAATCATATCCGGCGTGATAGCGTCTACGTCATGCCACTTTATCCCGCGTAACGTGCGAAACTTAGCGGCATTGAGTAGATTGGCTTCGAGATTGTGCATAGCCCACATCCAGCGGTTCCAGGACAACGATCTTTTCGTGTAGTGGATATCCGCGTCAATCTCAAGCTCTACAGGCTCCCTACCTTGCGCCGTTCGTTCTTCATTCTTCTTTGCCATCTTGCGTAATTCTTTTCTCACTTTGTCGCTATACGCATCGAGATAGCGCACGAGGAAAAGATTCTCGCCTTTCGTTACGTGATGACTCAGATAGTCGGATACGTTGAAAGATGCAAGGAAATGGAGTTTCATTTGTTGCCAACCGGAGGCAATGGAAGCGGCATCCAGTATGTGATATTCTTCGCGTGAACGTCTCCGTGATGTGTTTTTAGTCCGAACGATCCTTCATGGAAATAAAGCATTATTGTTTTTTTTCCGTCGGAAGCCATAACGAATGTACCTTCATCAGGCAAGAGTGTGTCAACACTAATCCATCTATCATTGCGCCATTCTTCGAGTAGATTAGCGGCCTTGGCTTGACCGTCTAGCGTCCATTCCGGCTTGCCGTCTTTGCCAAGCGTTGCAGTCATCATTACTATTTTTGCCATGCTTGCGCTACTTATCTTTTTAGCCATTTTCTACTCCTCAAAAAGGGATTTTTTCGTCATCGGGCATAAGTCCCGCCACGCCCACTTTTCCAGCAAGCCGCACGTTTACGTCATTCAGCCCTTCAGCCCACTTTATGCCCTGCCAGCCGTCGCCCACTTTCTTGCCGCCATGCTTTTCGAGTACCGCTTCTGCATCTTCGGGAGTGAGCGCAAGTTGCTTGATTATGGCGAGACTGCGTTCCTTCATCGCGGATTCGGGAGGCTTGCCGATAGGATTCTGCGCGGATAGTTTCGGCGGTTCGGTTTTCGGTTCGACGTAATGCGTTTCTGCATCGGGGTCTTTTGCATCTTCCGTAGGAATGGCGAGGAGTTGAAGAAGTGCGTACTTGTGTGCGATTGACAAAGCCTTATTTGAAGCCTTGTCCCCTGAGTCCATGCCTTCACCTAGAATAGTGCTTTCAACGCTTGAGCCATCGGCGGCGTAGAACGTGAATTTCACAGTGAGGATACGATAGATCAATGCCCCGCCGTTTTTTGTAGTGCGTTCCTCGGTACGATCCGATAGCACTTGCGTAGTACTGAATACGCCATGCTTTGCAAGTAGCGGATGTAATGAGTTGTACACGTCATCAATTCCGCGAAACTTGAAGCCCTGCTGTGAGTTTGTCCTATCCTTCCCGATAGCGTCTGAATCGGCAAGAATCGCAAGAATCTTTTCGTGAATTAGCATATATACTCCTTAGTTAAAGAATCCGCCCCAAAGAAGGATAGCCGTTTGAATGGCTACGGCAATAAGTGAGATAAAGAAAGATTCGTTTCCTTTCTTCGGTTCACCATGTCTTGATGCCGTCATTCCTAGCGACAATGCCATGATGCAGATGTAAACAATTTGTGGTGCTTTCATAATTACCCCTTCAACCTTTTCTGTAGGTTGTATATTTTACCGTATCTCTAGTCTTTCGTTTCGCACTACCTCAATACCAGGAACCACAGCTCCCGCCTTAATTGCGTCTTTTATGGCTTTCTTCGAAAGTTGCGGTGCTTGCTCAATGAAGTATTCCCTGGGAATTACCGATTCGTCAAGTACTGAAATTGACGGCGGATTCATTTTGAACTTTGCTACGAAAATTCCGGCGCTTAACTCACGCTTTCCGGTTAGGTTCATCATTGATTCAATATAGGCGGTAAGGTTTTCGGCCTTCCTTGACAACGCTTGTCGCCTATCAGCAAGACGCTTTTCCTCCTCACGTATTGAAGCGGCATCGGCCTCAGTATTGCGGATAAACCGGATGACGTTTTCCACCTTATCGGAAAACTCACCGTCCATAGAATCTAGCGCGTTGACAAGTGCGGCGCGTTCATCTTCGTTTGCCGCCTCCATGTTCAACACTTCCCGATAACGCTCTGCGATTGCATACAGTGTTTCACTCATCATATACTCCTTTGTCGATCATGCGCCACATCCCAAGTCATCGGCGGGACTTCCAAACTCGCCACAATCTAGCTTCGTCGCCTTCGTCATGTTAGCTTCGTAGCCTGGATAGCGCAATTCTGCCTTGTGTGCGCCTTTTATCGTAGCCATGAGCTTATTCGGCGCGTCTACGATAACCGTGCAATACTTCACGTCTTGCCCCTTTCTCATCGTTGAGATTACTTCGTACATTTATATCTCCTAGATTATATGTCTTGCATAATTGGAGCAATATATTCCTGCCTATAATCCTTGCTCATGGCATTAAAAACAAGCGTCTTTCCAATGATAAGGTTTTTATAGTTGTTTATTGCTTCTTGTGGTGTTTTACCGTTTCCGTACTCACCCATAAGCATACTTCCTTGTTTTATGTCACAATACTCAAACGAAGCCGAAAACCTGTTGTTTTGGTTAGCGTAACGAGTAATAACCAAACTATGCCCGATAACATCTGCAAACTCATAAATAGTCATCTTACACCATCCTGTATTGATTCGGCTCGTGAACGATACTGTCTACGATTGCCGCTAGTCGCTCGTATGTCACGATACTCGTAGCCGTTTGCGCCACCGCACATAACGCCGCTTCACGCGTCCAGCCTAGCCCTCTTGCGTTGTTGTAGACCTTCTGGCCTTTCGCGGTATGCAGAAAAGCGCGGGTTTTGCGCTCGTAGCCTTGTAACTTTGCGCCACTCATGGAAGCCTCCTTAATGCCTTGTATGGATTTAGTGCTTCTTCTACTTCTGGCAGGTATTTCTCCCACTCATTATCTTGCTCACTAACTTGTGCAATTATGGGCGAATGTATACTTTTTATAGAAAGTGAAATATCAGGACAAAGTGGCATAGCAAAACCAAATAACACAAACATTCCCGCTAAACCGATTGATACTTTATATAGGCCATTCCACCCGCCTATATATCCCAATAGACCAAAAAATACACAAAGTATTAAAATACTAACAATAATTCTAGAGTACACTTTTTGTAGTTTAATTTCCATTTTGTTTTCCTCATAATCCAAAGGCGTATTTTCGTCTATTATTTTATAATTGACGGCTATTTGTCGTATCAAATTGGCATCAGAAGAAGTGTATAGCATCATATGCTTTACTTCATCATAAAATAGTTTTTCGTTTTCCTTGTGGGATGCTTGACATTTTTCCACCAAATCAAACAACTGATTAGTCAAATTGTATTTTTCCATAAAACCCTCTATATTGAAACTATGGTAAGTATAGCACCTATAAATGTATTGTCAACAAAAAAAGAGTAGTGAAATGACGATTTATTGCGAATTATTCGGGTTTTTTACTATACAGGCGTTCAGTATACCCCGATGGTCAATGAGCGTAGCGGAAGGGTAGTCCTGCCATAGGTCGGATACCGTACATCGTCAATCTGCGCCCATGCGTGAAAGTTCGATGTGACTACGATACGGTCGGCAAGGACGGAAACGAATAGGTAGGGAGGAACGTAGACGGTGAATGAAAGAAGCCCTACAAGGGATATAATCGAAAAAAGACCCACAAGGTAACTATTCGAAAAGATACGCCTATGATTCACGTAACAGCCTTGCAAGAGCGATAAGCGCGTCAGCCGCTATACACGCTTCGTGACGAAAGCCGGACACGTCCACGGCCTCGCCTTGCATGAGCTTAGAGAAGTGCCGCCCGATTGCTCTGCGATACTCCGGCACGGCATCGGGTAGAGTTTCCCAACCGAACGCGTCATGGTCTTTTGCGCCGTACATCAAGAGCCTTGCGACTTCCTCTAGTGCGTCCCACGGAAGAAGATCGAGACGCACTTTCTCACCTTTCTTGTCCATTAGTAATACTTGTAGTTTAGAATCTTGCGATTATTGACGATCCAGAAACCGTCATTGACCGTTACTTCCGCGAAGCCGTGACACCATTCGTTTAGCGGTCTGTATTCTGGATGAAGGTCGCACATGGCTCCTACGCTCCAACAGGTCGTCGTATCGTCGTTTATAGCTTTTCCGGTATGTTCGGATGACTGATGGAAATGCCACTCTATAGCGGGTTTCTTGGCTTTGAGAAAGAGCATCCTTGCAGGGTTTACCGGACTAGATATCCCACCCGCGTACTCGTGACCGTGGATGAAGTGAAGCTGCTTGTATTTTATTATTCTCTTATCTCTCACAAGTTCTATGCGCGATTCCTTCAAGTGTAGCACGTTTTCAAAGCTCATAACGTCAAGGTCGAACAGTTCGGGAGCTTGATTCATTAGGTAGACTTCATATCTTTCTTCGTGATTGCCTAGCTTCCATACGATTCTTGCCGATGGTAACGCCTTGCGGATTCGCGCGAAAATATCCCGCGCAATCTTGACTTCTTCTACTGTGTGTCTTTTCCTGGGGTCTTTGACAAATCGGCTTAATTGGTAGCAGTCCATGAAGTCGCCCATAATCATGACGGTCTTGGCTTTCATCTGGATTGCTCTTTCGATGAACATTTCCAGTATGTCTTGGTCGTGGTAGGGAACGTGAATGTCCCCTCCTGCGATAAGCGGAAAATCCTTCTCTGTAAGTTCAACCGCTTCCCATGTTTCGGCATCGGTGTCCGGTATGGTGATTTTAGGCACGTAGTTTTCCGCCGCTAGTTCGGATCGATTATAGTTCCCGCTTGTCCCTCGATAGTATCTGATAATACCACGGCACGATTCAGCGTCTTTGAATGCCCCAGGCGCGGCACTGGTTATCATTTTGGAAAGACGGCGGCTAGAATAGGACGGATACTTTCTTAAATATTCTTGTACGATTTCGCCATTAGGTGTCATTACGCCCCCTATGTGGGAAGTATAGCATAACTTCAGGATATGTCAAGTTTTTATATATGTACCAATTATCTGTTATTTGGTACACGTTTTGCCGATAATTGATTATTGTAAACCATAACGCGGATATTGTAAAGCGTATATGTTTTGCATAAATATGCTAGAATATAGCGAAGCATCCTACCGCGATAATTACGAGATTCACGGCAACTGAGCCGATCAGCCAGCCCTTAGTTTTGCGGAGCGAGCTTTCGGAGGTCTTGAGAGATTCGTTCAATCGCGTCCACGAGGCTACGGATTCTTGATATTGTATCTCCCGTTCCTGCAAGAGTTTTTTGAGCTTCGCCAATTCGTCCTGCGATGCTGTCAAGGACGATTGCGTACTGGCTATTTGATAAGATAAAAGCTCGATTTCCTGCTTGAGCTGTCGCAAGGTCTGATCGAAGCTGTCCCATGAGGATTGTGCCGACAACGAGGACAACGGCAAGGATAATAGCAAGACCAATAGCGCCATACTTGTATACTTTTTCCACATTTTAGCCCCTTATTGCATTTCTGTTTTGTCAGGAGTACGTGCTATATTCCTGACAGATTTAGCAAAGGCAATGATATCCGAAACCGTCGTATAGCCTAAAAGCACGAGCGTAGCCGCTACACAGACAAGCCCCCCCCATACTCCCGACATAGTGCCTTGCAACGCCGCTATGACAAGGCACGCCCCCGCCATGAGCGAAAAATAGAGCGCGAGGATACGCCGCATTGAGTCGGAACCGTCGGCTTCCTGCCATGCTAGCACTTTCACGATTTTATCCTCAAGACTATGCGCTTTGAAACCAGCTTCCCACTGGCTACGGTTTGCGAAGTGTCGAGAGGGTCGTAAATGACATTTCCTTTGCCGTCGCCTACCACGAAATGCGAATATACTTTTTCGGCTTTACGCTCGAAGCGTAGTATTTCCGATTCGTCTTTATTCGGAAGATACGAAGCCGGTTCATGTCTAACTAGCCACTTTCCACCTACCGCAAGAGCTAGGACGTTTTCGGGAACCTTCACGAAACAATCCTCATCCATAAAGTCAAGCTGTACGGCCTGTCTATATAGTCCTATCGCGTCATTGTCTTTGTTTACGATATGCAAGAGTGAGAGGAAGTAACACCCGCTTTCCGCTAGACGTTTTGCGATAGTTTGCGCGTTCATATAAAAAACTTCCCCACAACTCCGGCGATCACCGCGATAAGCACATATCCTACAGCTTGTTTCCACTTCTCGCCGTCTACCCTTTCGAGACTGCGTAAGCGTTTATCAAGATCAGAAACCGCCGCTTGAAGTTTTGCGTCTATGTTTTCGGACATCTTATCTAGTTTCTCCCCGAATTGTGAGAGTAGTATTTTGATAGCCCCTGTGTTTTCATAGAGTCCCTTAATCTGTTCAATGCGTTGCACCGAGCCTATTTCGAGAACCCTTAGACGCGCTTCGTGATCGTCGGTGATCTTTCGTAAATCTGACAAGAGTGATTCGTGCTTTTCGGTGGGGTGTGTCATGCCTTCCTCTTTCATAGTGGTTTTCTCGGCCATATAGTATCGATGTACCAATCTGGTTCATCGTTCACGAGTTCAAGAGCAATAGCAAAAACGTCCCACTCTGCAACCTTCGCGTCGTAAAATTCTTTTGTTATGCTTCCACGGCGTAATTGGTTATTGAGTACGTCAATAGCGTGATCGTACTCCGCGAAATATGCCTGCCTCTGTGCTTCCGCTTGTGCCTCTAGTTGCTCTTTGGTAGGCGGTGGCGGTAGTGGTTCGGGCTGTAGGGCGTCGGGATGCGTAAGGAGGTAGGACTGTACTTCTGCCCATGCTTGCGGGTATTCAGCTTCGTTGATATTACACCAATTTCCGTTGAGGTGGATTTTAAGAAATTCGTCAGACTGAAAAATGCCTTTGGTAAAATCTATCATTATGATATCCTTTCTGATCTGTAATATACCCGCTTCCCTGACGGGGTAGTTGCGATATTCCCTGAACCAATTAGCTTGTCCCAATTAGCCCAATCGGGTAGCCCTGTTGCAATAGTTTCCAAGAAGTACTCTATTAGCCATGTTCCTGCTAAGTTTGTTGCTCCCGAGTAATAAATAACCTCTCCGGCATTTAAGACACCCGTTATTGCCTGACCCTGTGTATTTGCGCCGCCAGCAGGTGTGCCAAAAGTAAGTTTTGCACGAGGTGGCTGCCCGCCGTTGCCGTCATTCCCACCAGTTCCCGTCGTTGTCCATACCTTTGCCGCATTTATAACCGTTGCCACCGATGCGATAATAGGCTTGTATGATGCGTTATTCAACACCGTTCCAACCGATGCGATGATTGACTGATACGCGCCGTCAACGTAATACTTGAGACGGTTAAGCAGAGCTTGCGCCTGTGCGTTCGCCCCGCCGCCCGCGCCTCCCGTTGTCTGTAGTGGATCGTTTATCTCCCACTGGACTACGCTGTCAAGTGAGGATACCGCGCTTAAGTATGCCATTATTTTGCCTCCAGTAGTGCTAGTCTATTCTGCAACGTTTCTATCATTACTTGCTGTTCCTGTATTGCTTTTATCATAGGTGCTATAAATTCCTCATAACCAAGGGACAGTACATCTTGCCCGCCGTTTAGCTTATGATCCTGGTATCCACCAAAGTCTACGCCCAGCTCATCCATTACTTTCTTTACGTCTTGCGCTATTAGTCCATGATGATAGCGTGAACGCTTTTTACTACCGTCTTTTTCGTGCTGGATTATTTCATAAGTAACTTTACCCTCTGAATCTTTATGTTCAACACGTTCCTTATAATCTTCGCGGTAGTCCCATTTGAAATCAACCGGAGTGAGTTTATTGATAAACTGCAAGCCCAGCTGTACTGGCTTAATATCTGCTTTATCGCGCTTATCGGAACGGTTTTGAACCGCACCATACGCATAGGTTGTAGTACCGGCATTACCTAACTGTACCTGATTGGAACCGGTTATTTGTGAATCATATCCAATACACGTAATGTTTGTTTCAGTAGTAGCATCATCACCAGCATATCCGCCCAAAGCTGAGTTATTATCTGCGGTACTATTGTATAATGCATCCCATCCTACAGCTGTACTCCTGTTCTGTGTAGTTGTTGTTATTAACGCATTGCGACCTACCGCAGTATTTAATCCTCCGGTAGTACAATTTTGTAAAGCTAACGCACCAACGGCCACATTATCGTTTCCCGAAGTAACTTTATTAAGTGCTTCTTCACCTACAGCAACAGAAAATGTGCACGTTGCCGCCGAAGCCCCACCCATGGCATTATTACCTACAATAGCATTACTATACCCACTAAGTAAAGATTCTCCGGCGCGTGCTCCTACAGCAATATTTGAACCAGACGTAGCATTTGCCAATGCGTAGGCACCAACGGCAACACTATCACCAGCTGTGTATACTTTTAGTGCATTATAACCAAATGCTGTATTTAGATTTCCTGTAACATTGCTAGATAATGCCAAATCACCTACAGCAGTATTGTAAATGCCAGTTGTATTTGCATACAAAGCCCGCACACCAATCCCTATATTTCGATCACCATCAGTATTGCTATATAATGCCAATGAACCAACGGCTACATTAAATCCGTTTTTGTTGTGATGTAACGCCCCTGGGCCAACAGCCACATTCTGTAGTACAGAAGCACCAGAAGCATCTCTCATAGCTTGATGCCCGATTGCCACGTTGCTTTCAGCAGAAGCCACCGTCATCATTGTTTCAAGCCCTATTGCAACATTGTAGTTTCCCGTAGTGTTAGTCTGCAAACATTTATAACCCATTGCAACATTTGATGTACCATCGCTTAGGTTTTGTAAACAAGAATATCCGAAAGCCTCGTTATAATTACCAGAAGCACTTTCCGGGATGCAAAGATACCCAACGGAAGTATTGTAATCATCTGTATCAAATAACAAGTTGTCTGGTCCGATATGCCCTACAACTGTACCAGCCGTATTGCAGAATGTTAAATCTAATCCCTTTGCTCGTGCCTTGAATCCCGCATCGGTTCCAGCACCTAGCCACCATCCATCTACTAACGCTGAAACTACTGTGCCACCTTCACCGTATCTGTCACCACCGCGCAAAGATCCACCCGAGAGTACTTTTATGTATAGTGCAAACAAGTATTCTATAAGTGCGGTTGAAAAATTAACACCAGAACCAATGTAATCTGCAAGTGTTCCTGTTCCGGCTTTAACTGCTATCATTACATCATAAGCCGAACGCGCTATCATGTCATTAGTGGGTGTTGTCTGTCTTACCCATGCTTGATTCGTGTATAAGTATATTCCATACGTTGCGGCGGTCTTGACATAATACTGCCCGTCAAAAGGATCGGAGGGATCGGTTGTAGATGATCCTCTGTAAATTACAGCCTCACCGCCTATGGCTTTCTTTTCGTAGGTAATGGTAGTTGCTTGTGCAGGGGTAAACGGTTTAATCATAGCATATCCTCAAGCGTAGGTTTATTAACGCTCTTTCGAGATCGTAGGAAACACCCAATATTTCGCACTTTTTAGTCCCTACCATCGTAGTCGCAACCCTGTTTATTTCCACGTTTACCACGTCTCCTACTTCAAGGGTATAGTATCGCATCGGAACCGTAATGTCAAACGTTCCGTGAACGTCTTGGAAGTAGTCCAAGATGGTCGCAGAGAACACGGAAGCTGCGGTTGCGTTCGGTAGATACGTGTAAAATTCCTGTTCTTTATATACTCCGTACCGTGCGTAAACCAATGCTTCTCTCGTGGTGTCTTTTACCTTCGTTGCGTAGTTTCCGGTGTTAAGATTATAGTCAATATCGCAGAAAACTATCGCACTAGAAATAACATTTGAAGGGTCGTAGGTTATGCTATACTTATTCAGTACATCGGTATTCACGATAGTTGTAGAAGCGGTTGCATCGGGATTGATAAACTTGAAAGAAAAGAGTCCAGCGGGAGTTATGATAAGTTCACCGAACACGGAAAGACATATCATTTCGATCACGTCATTAGCCGGTTTCGGGTCGATCATGTCTACACTTACGAGGGGTGCTAGAGCAGAAGCCGCCGCCCATGCCGTCGTGTCGAAGTACGTTGACGTATACGAGATAGACGGATCGGCCAAGATTATCGCTTCTTTTATAACTGTGAGCGCATTGGTATTTATCCACGAGTCTTGAATTTCGGTGTCAAGTTTTTTTCGCTTGTCACGTACTGAAATAGAGAACGTTTCCTCGTCGATTGCGAGAGAATCTATATATCCGGTGTAGACGGTGTAATAAGTAGATATATCCATATCGGAATAGCCGAACTTTATCTGTACTTGGCCGCCGTAAATCCCAGGTACTCTCACGCCGTCCCATGTCTGTGAGCCGTCGTAGACCCATGAGCCATCAAATACTAGCGGAATGAATCCGGCATCGGCGGCGTATTGGTCAAATTCTCCGTCACCGTTTATCAAAGATATTGTGCCGCCACTGAACGCTACTTTTCCAAAGTACAAGGGGTCACGATCTTTAGAAAGATTGAACACGCTCTTTAATCTGCCTTCATAAAGAATAGATGAACCTACCGGCGTAAACTCTTGGAAAGAATAGCCCTTTGTTGCGCCACCTAAAGACAGTTCTACGAGTATCCTTATATCGTCTTGCGTCCTTAGAACGTGTTGCGCTAGCGTCATTTGTTTTCCCTTAGTTTCAAGGAATACGAGTATCTTTGACTTTCAACATGAGTGAATCCGATATCACCATCTAGCGAACAGTAACAGGGCGTAACTATAGGATAGTCATCACTTATAGAATCGAAGTTGCAGAATACCACGCTTGAATGGTTCCCCACAGTCTCGAACATGGTCTTGATTGACGTAACCATTGACGATTCACTGACAGGAAAAGACAGGTCAAACTCTCGCCACGTTACCCCAGGTGAAGCGAATTTTTGCATACCCTTGCCGAAACTTACGGTATCATTTTGCTTCAAGTTCACGCGGAAATTCAAAAGAGAGGAAGGCGTAATCTGCAAATACGTCCCTAGCCACAATCTTCCCACTTGTAGGGCCGCAGTTAGTCCGGTGAACGTGAATTTCCAGTATCGGTACGACATAGTTGGAACAAATTTGAGCATATTCCCAGAAGTGTAGGTTATAGTCTGTACGGAAGATTGCCCCGATGCGTCCCATATCATCGAACCAGAAGTACCGCCTATGACAGAATTTCCTATCACTGTGCAACCAGTCGCAGTAAGATTATGTCCCAAGACCCCGAAAGACGTAATTGCGTAAGCGGCTCCAAGGTCTATGATAGCGGTTTGCGTAGTAGTCGTATCGGTTTTCCACTTGGTAGAAAGTCTTTCGTCCTGTATATTTTCAACTTCGTAGCCGGTTACTTCCGTCGATGGTGTTATGTAGGGAGCCGAATCGGTCAAATTGTTGTATAGGATGCGAATTTTCAGCCCCCTTATCTATTCACGATTGCGCGTGAACTAAGCCGTATTTGACCATTCTGCGAAGCCGGTAGCATTTCGTCAAATAGTTTTTGTGAGTCAAAATAGAACGTCCAATGATTGCCGGTTGTAGTCGGTGACGATCTTTCACCTACTGATTCCAAGACCTCATCTAGCCTATCCAAGGGAAGTATCGCTTCCGGTACTCCGGCCTCGGCTACGTTGACAACCTGACCGCCTGATTGCGGCATTGCGATACCGCCTTGCGCGAGTGCTGGAAGCGGGATAGCGTTTATAGCCGAATATATCTGCGCGTAAAGCCCTTTTACTTCGTCCTTTTTGCCCCAGTTAAACCAGCCAAGATCGGCAAGTGCTTTCTGTTCGGCAATCTTCGCTTGTGCAAGTGAGATAGCCTTGTCTGCTATCGCTTTATCTCTGTTGTACTTTCTAAGCTGAATCTGCGCGGCTTCCTCGGCTGCGTTTTTAGCTTTCGCGGCTTCAAGTTCTATAGCGTCCCTAGCGGCCTTTTCCTCGGCGGCTTTCTTCGCTGCCGCGTCTCTTTCTGCTTCATAACCAGCCTTTACATCGGCTATCGTTTTAGCGGAAGTAAGCTCGGCTAGTTCCTGTTCGAGTATCGCACGCTGTCTTGCTGATATTTCCTCGGTTAATTCTTGATTGATAGCGTCTATGCGCTTCTGCAAGCGATCTGATTCAGTTTCCTCGACAATACCTAAGGAAGCAAGCTCTGCGGCCTCCCTTGCGTCGATTGCGTCAAGTTCAGCGTCATAGCGTTTCTGGATAAGATCGGTTCCAACTTCGTCAATATAGCCTAGAGATTCAAGGCGTTTATTAGTCGCTTCATCGATTGCGTTAAGCTCTGCTTCAAGACCTTTTTCGATTCCTTCGATTCTAAGGTCAATCAATGTGTTATTAGCAGACTCGAAAGCATCGGCTATTCTTTCGTCATTGCCTACGATACTGTCAACAAAGTCATTAAGTGCCTGTTGTAAAGAGTTCTGCAAGTTTCCCATTACTTGTAAAACCGTTCCCGCTTCTTTATCGAAAGTAGAAACAACTTCACCTAGTCCGGAAGTAATGTCACCGATGAATGTAGCCGACAAGTCGCCTGTTTCGGTAAACATAGAATTAGCGGCATCGAGTATTTTATTGAATCCCGATACTCCGGCCTGTGCAATAGTTGCGTAATCGTCTATCTGTGAAGCGCGATATTCTGCTTGTTTCTTTGCAATAAGCTCTGCATCATTTCTTTCGGATTCCCTAAAATCGCGCCAGTTTTTACCGGAATTTTCGGCGGCTTCTTTTTCGGCTTTGCTCTTTTCGTATGCACCGTCAACGGCTACGGCTACAACCTCAGCCATATAGCCTTCTTGGTTAGTAGTGCTTATCTTTACGGCTTGATCAATCCTAGCTTGTTCGGCTATTTCGGCATTAGCGGTAAGTGTTGCCTGGTTCTGTAATGTTTCAGATAAGGATATGGAGTTTTGTACGCTCTCTTCAAGTAGCGCATCACGAGAGACAACCTGCTGTGCAAGACCCTGAGTAATTCCGGCTTCTGCGACTAGGGCAAGATCGGCAACATATTGCTCTTGCTTTACTCTTTCTCGTGCAGCATCTACTGAGATATCGATAATCTCTTGCATGGCCGCGTCGTTATTGGCTACGGAAACCTTTACCGCCTGATCTATTCTTGCCTGTTCAGCTATTTCAGTATTAGCGGTTAAAGATGCTTGACCGCGTAATGTTTCGGCATACTCTATAGCAGATTTTACTTGCTCATCTAGTAAAGCGTCCCTGTTTTGTACTTCTGTTGCAAGCCCCTGAGTAATTCCTTGCTCTGCAACGATAGCCAAATTCTTTATGTGTTCTATTGACGCGGCACGTTCATTCGCTGCGCCTATTACGGTATCGATAATCTCTTGCTGTGCGCCTTCATTACTAGCTACAACCGCCTTTAGTCCGGCATCTATTCTTGCCTGTTCAGCTATATCAATAGCCCTTATTTGTAATACCGTATTTCCAATTGCATTTAATCCATCTACTACTTTTTTTTGTTTTCCTATGTATCCATCTAACAGGTTTTGATTTCCTGTTCCCCAAAGGTCTTTATATTGCGCAGATAGTTGTATAAGTTCTTTAATTACTGCGTCTATTGCTGTTTTTTCTGCTTCATTAAATTCTTCTTTTGTTATTTGTCCGGCATCAAGTAGTTTTTGATTAGCCAGAATCTCGGTGTTGTATTTATCGATTGCCGCAGTTCTGGCCTCTTCAAATTCTTTTTCATCTGCCTGACTTTTTGCCCTTGCTTTCTGCCTAGCTATAGCCGCAGCATATTCTTTAGAGTCTGTCCTTCCAATGTCTTTCAGTGATTTTATAAGCTCATTGTCTGCGGAAAGCTGTTCCTCTTTTGTTTTCTTTGACGCTTTATTGTATTTATCTATGGCCGCAATCGAAAGATTAAACGTCCTTTCTTGCTCTTTTAGGTAGTCAAACTTTTCTCCGGCAAGGGCTTGTCTGTACCGCTTTGCCGCAATCTCCATTTCCTCAATCTTGCCTAACTGATTGCCAAGATTCTCAAGCTGCGCCTTTTGCTCTGCGGTAAGCCCTTGATTTTGCCTTAGTATACCTATCGCTTTCTGTTCTGATACGCCGAATGTTTCCGCAAGAGCCTTTGCCACGCGTTCCATTGACATGGTTTCAATAACGCCATCTTCCATAGCGGAAAGTGTTGTTTCGGCGGCTTCTGCTATATCCTGATTTAGCTTTAGTGTTTCAGAAAGCGGTCCCTTTCTTTTATCTTCTGCTTCGCTTGCTTTTACAACTGCGTCAACTTGCGCTTCTACTTCTTCGGTTACTAACCCTGCCTCTCGTGCCAGTTCAGACACTTTTTCGGTAGTAAGTCCGGTTTCCTGTGCGATTCTATATATGGAATTGGCGACATTCTCGCCTTCTTTGTTTGCTTGTTTAAGTTGCTCAGTGGTATTTTTGAATAGTTCCTGTTCAGCAGCAGACTTCATTGCAGAGGTCAATCCAATCATTACGCCTGTAAGAGTAGCTGCTCCGGCAATAACTAAACCAATTGGATTAGTAAGCAGGGCTGTATTAAATAATGCCATTGCCTTACTTACAGCAGACACGCCCAAAGCAGTGGGGCCAAGTGCCGCCGCGAATAATGCTACAGAAGTTGCCGCGCTCTTTACTGGTTCGGGAAGTTCGGCAATCCATTTTGCCATGCCGCTTAGAGATTTTACAACGTCCATTGCAGCAGGAAGCATATTATCACTAAAAGATCTTCCCATTGTCATAAAGTCATCGTTAAGAGTTGACAATAAACCGGGAAGTGTCTTTGAAGCCGCTTCCATTCCACCGAAAAACTTCCCGCCCTCTGCGGTTGCCGATACAAAAGCATCTGAAAGCATTTCGGCAGAAATCCCGCCCGCGCTCATTTTTTCTTTTAACGAAGATATGCTTTCGCCGGTCTTTTTGCTTATTTCCTGTAATGGATTGAATCCAGCGTTAATCATCTGCAACAGGTCTTGACCCATTAGTTTGCCAGATGCGCTCGCCTGCCCGAACGCTAAAGAAAGCGCCTGAAACCTTTGCCCGTTACCCTGTGATATATCTCCAAGTGCCTTTAGTGTGGGGATAACTTTTTCTTGTGCTATGTCGAACTGTAAAAGGGTTTTTGCAGCACTCGCTAAGTCTGAAAGTTCAAACGGTGTAGCGGCAGCCATTTTCTGCAATTCTTGTATTTTAGCAGCCGCTTTTCCAGCCGATCCTAGCATAGTTTCAAAAGATGTTTGATACATCTGGAACTGGCCGGACGATTCAAGGAATTTTTTACCTAGCAAAACAAGGGGAGTGGTTACTCCGGCTGATAAAGCAAGGCCAACCTTTCCTATAGACTTTGAAAAACTATCAAGCGTTTTTTCTGATTTATCTATGGATTTATCAAGACCAGAGCTATCACCTTTTATGGCAACAACCATATCGCCTAAATTTCTAGCCATCGATATCTCCATATTGCCGCTTTAGATCATCGCGGTCTATCAGTCCTGTATTAGTCATTTCCTTAAGTGCATTCGCATAATCGCTATGCTTCTTGTGCTTCTTCTTTTCGGGATCGGGATACTTTTCTTCTACCGCGAGATTGTGATACATAATCAACTGTCCTAGAGACATTTCCCGTAGGATGTATTCTTTCGTCGCCCACGGGAACCATAACGCCATCCGCACGAAAAGCGGGCCAAGGTGAACCAGTCCGTCACCCTGACCCTCTTTCAGTTTTTTCCGTACTCTCCCACGCCTTTATAAGAACGGATCAGCGCGCCGCTTATTGCTTGTGCAAAGATTTTAATCTGATTCGCGGAACACTCTTTTCTTATCCATTCCTCGGACATTTCAGGATCGAAAAACGAGGTAAACGTTGAACATAATCTAACCGTAAGATCGAACGCCTTTTCGGTATCTGCGTCCCCAGGCTCTAGCTCTTGTTTGCGTATGGCTCGAATCTCTTTCATTACCGCTTCTGTCTGGAAGGTTATCCCTACCGGCACGAAAGCGACGTTGAAAGTCTTGCCATGCAATTTGACGTACTTAGCTTCTGGTTGCAGAATGTCAAGGTCTATCACGTTTTCCATACTATCCTTTATGCGTTATAGGTGTGAGTGATCGTATAAAGCTGTGCGCCCGCTGAGAGAGTAGAAAGCGGCTTCGCGGTAATACTGAACGGCATTACGTTAATGGGATCGGCATCGTTGTCGCTCTTTGCGGTGAACGAAGGACCACTATCGGCAACACCACTGAATACCATAATGACGGTTGACTGTGTAACAGAGCCGATAAGTCTGGTATTCGTGAGCTTGAACGCCACAGGGGTAAGAGTCTGATTGCCGCCGCCCGAAAGAACGGTAACGCCTGAACCACCCGCCGCCGAAGTAACGCCACCACTTGAGAGCAGTGCGAGATTCGTGGAATTATACTGAATCAGCTCGCCGTCGATTGTGAACGTTTCGCGTGCGATTCCCTCCAGCGGATCGGGAGCGTTACCGGCCTGAACCGCGTACCTCTCCTGATTATGCGCGAAGGAATTGACAATACCGGCACCGAGATTAACCCAAGTGCCACCGACCGATGTACCGACCGTTGCAGTCTCTATCTTATAGTTGCCAAGGATGAGAGTGCTTCCGGTTACGGCACTATTCTGATAAGCCATAAATACTCCTTATGATACTCCGTCTAGGTTATAGACGATTTGGATATCCACCGGCGCGTTATATGATAGATTGTCCGGCTCGATAATTAGTCCCGCGTCGTTTCGCAACGATGCTCGTGCTATTGAAAATCCGTTCCACGTTCCGTAAACTCCCGTTCCCGACGTTCCGTTGAATAGCTCGATTACTGTTTCAGCCAGTGATCTTGCAACCGCCGGAGTCGTAGCCCGACAATTTATTGAAAAGGTAGATGTACCGATTCCAAACTGGCGAATCCCTGATACTTCGTAAAAGTTTATCGCCGGTAGGGAAGAAAGACTCGATGACATCGGCCTCGTTCCGTGCGTAATCCGTGACGCTGTAGACGCTCCAACTATCGTATTGATAGCTGTGGAGTTTATCATTGCGTAGCCAACTGCCTGGTGGGGACGCAAATTAGTACCCCCTCATTGTAGATACTCCGCAAACTCAAAACGCCCATTTTTTTCAAGTACCGTCAATACTTTTCCTTTTGCCAAGTCTAGGGCAGGACGAAGAAACGGTTGCGCATCCATCTTGATAGTTCCAAATTCCTGATAAACGCCATGTTCCAATGCCGTACCTACCAATACTTCATTTGGGTCAGTAGGTGCTTTGATGATATCTTCCGGCTTTGCTTCCGGTCCTGGTACGCTCGCCCTATCAATAGACTTGGTTGTAATAGATGCTGAAAGCTGTCCGGTATCTACAGGGCATAGACTCTTGGCTTGTGATTCAACGATTAGGCCAGTTTCGTAGATGGATTTTCCTACTACTTTGCGGCCTTGAATCTTGACCGCGTTTCCGTTCCATACCTTGCTAATAGATACGTTCATTCCACTAGCTCCAAACCTACTATAGTAAGTAGTGACTTGTGGATAACGTCATCGCTTCCCTTCACGTTGTAGGTTTTTCCCGCGTAGCTTACATACCTATCGTCAACCGTCCACGCATACGAACTTGGGATGTGTGCGAGTACGTGAGTAGACACCAGAGAGATTCGGTTAGACAGATACGTGCTATTCGCGCCATTCTGCCAGATTGCCGCGCGATCTAAAACCGTTGCAGTAGTCGTAGTAGATATCCCGCCCATGCCGTCATTCGTTTCGGCTATTCTTATGACAGAGACAGCGGAGCGAAGATTCAGGGCATCGCGTATCATATCAGTTGTACCACTTTGCGAAGTTTCAACTGGTCAGTAAGGCTCTTGGGATAGCCAAATTCGTCTTGATCCATCGTCCTAGTCTCACTGTAGGGACCGATAGAAAATGCCTTTACACCTGGGGTAACATTGGGTCTTACATCGTAGTCATACGCGATCATTTCAGCGGCTACCTTCTTTACAAACGTCGGCCACTGGATAAGAGAAACAAATATCGAAGCACCGGAAAGCTCGTCTACTACTGTAGTTGCAGAGGATAGCGTCATCGTAACAGTCGTAACGCTTGCGATTGTGTGTACTCCGTTATTCCTGTACGACCCAAGTATAAACACGTCATCACCGGCGACAAGGTTTTCATCCGCAAAAGACGAATCGGCTACTACTGAATTATTCGACGGGTAGAACGTCATCGTCGAAAGTAGTCCGATTCCGGTATTGAAATAGTTATTCGCCAAGAGAAGGACTCTTTGCTGAACGATAGGTATCAGTCCCGATGCGGTGATAGTTGCCGCGCTTGCGGAAATGTTCGAGTACAGAGAAACCTCAGAAGCGGTCAATATTGCCATGGTATCACCTATAATAGAAAGGAATGTTGACCTTAATGTTCGTATCAGCCGCGTCAGCGATAGCGTAAATCAGATACTTCGTTGACGGTTTCAGTATCCATTCGTTCCTTGCTTCTGCGAGACCGCCCGTCTTTGATTGCGGGGTCGATGCGCTTCCTACTATGTGGGTTTCCATGACAGTACCAGCCGATGTATACGCAATAGTATGTGCTAGTGTTGCAGGATTAGCGGTTGCGGAGTTCCTATCGTTATTCAGCGCAACGAGAGCCGAGCCTCCGGTAGCACTTGGTTCTTCCGAAAGCGTCCACGTTGCTGATTTGTCAGCAGATACAGAGCATACGAAATGAATAAGTCCCACAGTAGAAGCCGGAGTAGTAATCATAACAGAGACAGCCGTTCCAGTTCCTACTTTAGAAAGATGCGTTGCCGTGAAGTGTTTCCCTGCGTGAATCTCTTCGTGTGCAGGGTCGATTATCTTTAGATTGCCAGAAACAGAATCACGCGGAATGTACGTCCCTGGTAGTGAATCAGCTAGTCCCATGTTTTACCTCTTGCCGTTTTTTTTCAGCTAATCTTCGCGCTTCAGGCCACGGCTTGCCTTTCCAATACTGACGCAGTTTTTCCTTTGCGGATTCAGGCATAGGAACAGAATGTTTTCCCTTGTTTGATTCACTCTGTTTTCTTTTTGTTTCTTCAGGTGTCTTCATTCCGTTCCGAGTTCCTTTTTTGCCCTTCATGGCAAGACTCATTTTCTTTTTTTGTTCTTCTGTTAATTTTCTTCCGGTATTAGCTTTTATTGCCCTTTGTAAAGCAAGCTCAGGAAACTTCTTTCCTTTCATTCTTTCTGCCATAGCCAATCTCTGCGCTTCAGGCATTTTCTTTCCCTTGTTCCAGCCTACCCTACCTTTTCTTAATTCTTTTACTCTTTCGAGTCCAGGTTTACTTAGCTTTCTACCACGATATTCAATGCCGCCACCCAATGAAAGGTTATAGCCTACGTCAAGATTGGTTGAATCAAAGGCCGCTATAAAAGCAATTTCAGCTTCATCAAGCCTTTCAGAAGTTTCAGCCCAATATAAAACTTCTACCTTAAACGCTTGCCTTCCATATTTTCTTAGTGCCGCAAGAATTAGTTTTCCCGAACCATAATAAAGAGGATCAAACTCTTCACGAGCATGTTGGCCGATGTATATTTTCCCGTTTTGAGTATTTACGGTTTTATAAACATAGCCAACATGATAAATCATTTAATCCCCTTTACTATATAGAGTTACTACTACTCTTGTGTGGACGGGGCCTGATACGCCTCCCAGCTAGTGGGTCCAGTACCAGTCTGCGTGAACGTGATCGTCTTAGTCCCTGCGGTTGCGAGGAACCGTGCGCTCTCGAAGTCCTGCCCACCGATAAGCACAGTGGTAGCAGTTGCAATCGAGATAGACTTAGCTCCAGTACCTACGCCGGACCAGCCGGAACCAGCGCCGAGGGAAAGCGTGACGCTCGCCGTGGTGGACTGATTCTCTACGCGGATATGGAGAGTGGCGAAGTCAAGACTACCCTGCGCCGTGGTAGGGGAAACCGTGAGGGTCTCCGAGGAAGCGACAGCGCTTTTCGCAGTGATAGTAGCACCGGCGAGAGTCGCGGAAAGAACAGAAAGAGTTGTACTAGCCATTTTTTACTCCTTAGCCTTTGGTAGCAGCGCAATACACAAGCGCGGCAGGGCGTACAACTTTGGAGCCGTACACATAAAGACCCTTGACACCTTCCTGGAAGCCATCTTCGATAGGAGTTGCCATAACCTTAGAAACCTGTCCAGCGTGAGTGATCGCGGACCTATTGAACGCCATGATGTTCCACACGGTCCCGTTGTTGTTGACGTTATTGCTCATAAGCACGTTAAAGCCGTAGAACTGGCCGACGTAACCATTGAGAATAAGCCCGTCATCCATGACCTTGGAAGTCGCAGTCGCAGAAACAGCACCGGAAGCAGCAAGGACGAGGTGCTGATTGTACCAGGGCGGGATAACGAGATACCTACCACCGGTAGGCACGTTCGCTTCGTCGAGCTTGAGAGCCAGATTAGCCACGTTGAGAATAACGTTTCCAGCGGTAACAGTAAGCGCAGAAACCGTAGCACCGGCCTGTGCATAGAGTCCGGCAATGTGCGCGTCTACAGTGTCGGAAACACCATACGCGGCTTCCTGCATGATACCGTCAAGGAGTCTTACGTTCGACTGCACGGCATCGATATCATCGAGCTTGACAGCGAAGTACTTCTGCTGATCGATAAGCAGGGTTTTCTGCGCCGAGTCCATATTCTGCCACGTGAGAGTGCCGTTCTTTGTGTAGTCGCCTACAGTAACAGCACCGAGTTCGGTGATACGAACGGTGTCTCCGGCTTTGATATCGCCCTGATAATCCCGATTAACGAGATTAGCAAAGACGTGATTTTTCCGAAGCTGAACCAGAAGGCTCGAACTCCAGATTTCGGGGATGAAATTTTCCAGTCCCATGTGATTCTCCTTTTATGCCTTCGGAGCCAGTCGCTTCATTGCTTCTGCTTCGTAATAGGCTTTCCTATCGGCGGGCGACATCTTCAAGGGGTCTTTCTGCTCATTTCCAGACTGAGGCTTATACCCGCTAGCAAGTATTTTATTTGTCGCCTTCGCTATTTCGTCATCGTAACTTTGTTTCACTTTCTGCGCGAAAACCTTTGCTTCGTCTACAGAATTTCCAGCGAAATCGTCAATCCACCATGAGGGGATATTCTCTTGCGAAAGCAGTTCAATTACTTGTCTGCGAAGCTCGGCACGTGTCCGGTCTTTCTCGGATTTGTCAAACTTCTCTTGCAGTTCCCTGATCTGCTTCATTTCCTTCGTCTCAATCGGATTGATCTTCAACGTTTCAGCCGCTACCCTTGCCCGAACTTCATCCTCAAAATGCCCTTCCTTAAAAGTCTTGATTGCATCCTGAACCCGCTTGTCTGCTATAGGCTGAATAAGCCGTGAGCCGTCTTGCGTCTCCAAAAACGCTTTTACACTTTCAGGCGACACTTGCGTGTACTTCGACAAAAGCGCCTTGACCCCTTCGTTTCCCTTTTCCTTTTCCAAAAACTCCGCAATCTCTGCAATTTCCATGATCTCCCCTTGCCCCGTGATCGTTCTAGCCGTCCACGTAGCCATAAAAAAAGAGGCCACCCCGAAGGATGACCTCTCGATTCCGAGTCAGTACGTGAGTATTATATCATAGTTTTAGCGGAAATGCAATACAAGCGATAAGAATACGTATGTGTAGTATTTTAACCAGTATGTCTGCTTTTTCCATACTTACTAGCTGAAATGTGTTGACTTTTTACATAGTGGTGATATACTAAGGGAAAGGAGAATGCGATGAAACACGTTTTTATTGATGGCGTTGAATATGCCCCTGTTAAAGCACTTATTCTTGAAAAACAAGGCATAAGGGAATACTGTAAAGAGCGCCATGTATGGGCAAGAAAAACGCCTATGGATGTATGGGCTTTCCATAGCAAAAGACCTGGTATGGAAATAACAAGCGATCCTAATTTTGCTCTAATACATTTTGCACAGCCTGAATATTTCATTTTCCCCGAAGTTTCTTGGCAAGACAGCCTCATTGCTCCAGATGGTTCAATGCCGCTATTTGAGCCATACGGCCTCATAGAGATGTGTGATGCCACCCTTCGCCACGTTCTAAACGATTATTATCAAATAAACAAAATGAACGAGCTATTGCCTCCGATGCAAAGACTGCATCCATTTGAACTGGGACCAGCCGAGGTTAAAAACACACTTAAATATATTTCATTGTGGGAAAAATTCAACCTGGAAAACAGAACAAAGTTCGAAGAGTGGCGTACGGGAATCTTTCAATAATAATATAGGACAAGGAGAATACCAATGATAGAATCAGGAACAAAAGTAACCTATGTATCTCAAAGGCTGTTTAATAATTCTTTTTCTATGTCTGTAAAAGATGGAACTCTTATTGAATGGGGCGAAGAATATAGCCTTGTAAAGATTAAGGGCGGAAAAAATATTCGTGTTGCAACCAGATCAATCAGAGATGCAAGAAAAAAGAACGCACTTACTGAATCAATACTAGCGATGCCGTCCATAGCGCAAAGCTAATCCCGCCTAGCCGCGTAATGTTCAGTCTCCGCGCTTTCCTTGCGTATATCCGTTATCTGGCCTTCAGTTAGCTTGAACGATAGCGTAATATCACCGTACGACTTTAGCGCGGCCTTCTTGCGTAGTTCGGCTTTGAGCCATTCAAGTGAAGCGTCAAGGTTTACCATGATTCCTGCCAAGTGTCGTCAAACTGTCTACGGTTGCTTTCAATGTGTCTGCGTTTTGTACTATGAGTAAGGCAATGCGATAGTATTCCGGTTCCGGTTTCAAGGTAGTTTTGTCCCATTGTTTCACTTTGTAGCATTGTAACAAGCATCATGGCACAATTCACGCGCTCCTTCCTCTAGCGTTCAGCCCTTCCTTCCATTCTGTGTAGTTTTGATACGGTATCACGCCTTCGCTTCTCGTCCTGCGTAGCTGCGGTTCATAGCCTTCAATGACAAGGATTTCGTGACATCGGCAATTTATCCTGTTCTCAGCCGACAGCCCTTCCCATACCGGATATGGCGCGGTATCGCCGTTCGGGAAGTGGTATAATCCATCTTCCTCTTTGGCTTTACCGTCCATTATTTGATGCTGGTCTCGTGTCCTACCGTCAAGCGTCGCCTGCCAGCGTTCCTGGCCCTTCACGCCGTTTTCTTTCGCCTTCTGGTATGCCGCTTCTTGCCCCGCGTTTACCGCGTACTGTCCTTCGGTTCTTACGATGCGAGAGGCTTTGAAGTTAGTAGTATTTATGGCTTTCTTGAGGTCGCTTGCCATCTGTGCGTAACTCTTCCCAAGAGACAGCCCGTTATTCAGCGCCGAACGTATCGCCATTCTAGCGTCAAGGCCGTATCGTTCTAGGGATATCTTGGAGTATTCACTAGCCAGCGCCGCCGCTATCTGTGCCTTGTTGACGTTGCCCCAAGCCAAGCGGAGTCCGGTAGACTGATCCACGCTCCACGCGTAACGGAAGAAAGACGCTTCGTACTGTTCGGGAGTCAACCGCCTAATAGTGCGGAGATTCGCCTTTAGTGCAGGATCGAGCGCCGATAGCATCTGCTTTTCCATCGTTGCGTATCGGTTATACCGCGTCATTTCGGCTTTCGTGAGCTTTCCGGCGGTTGCGTACTTCTCGTAGATTCGTGCCATTTCCCCGCGCATCTGGTTGAGAGCGTCACGGAGAGATAGGGCTATTTCCTTCTCGTAATCGGCTTCGAGGGTCAAGAGTTGTTTTGCTACGCGATCCTCTAGCTTTACTAAATCCATGATGTATTATAGCACGATTGCGCGAAAATTACAATATATCGCTTGACAGTATACATAGAAGTGATATACTAGAACATGGAGGCAATTATGAAACAAGTTTTTATCGACGGTCTTGAGTATGTTCCTCGTAAAGTTCCGGCTGAACCAGCAAAGCAGGACATCCGCGACTACTGCCGGGAGCATCGAGTATGGGCGGCGAAAGACGAAAGAATTGGATGGTTTCAATTCACTGTCAGGCCCCAAAAAGAAAGTTGCACATGGCAAGGCAAACAAGATCGGGGTAGCGAGCTAAGCGAAAGCAATTTCACCTTCCCCGCCTGCCCTTGGGACAAATCCCTTATCGCGCCCGATGGGTCAATGCCGCTTATGGGCGACCAAGGAAGAAGCGGAAAGTCGGCGTCAATCAGAATAAAACTATCGTGTCTTGATCGTGTTACAGAGCAGGTAAACGCCGCCATACGCAAGTTAAACCTTCCCGCCCGTGGCGATCCGGTGTTTGTGTGGGATGAAACGGATGATCAACGTTGCCCTGCGATGGTGCAATATTTTTACAAACAGATGGGCAAAAATGGATGCCTAGTATTTGCCTCTGATTACTATGGTTCAAAGGGCTGCCTGTGGGATCACTACCGCCCCTTCGACCCCGAGCTTGTCGGCGTACCCCGCAAGGATTGGCCTAAGTAAAAGCAAGAGCCGCCCTTAATTGGACGGCTCCGCACCATTTCGCCTAAGCTACTTTGGGGAATTATTCCGCTATCGGTTCCTCGTTCATCGGCACGTTGTCCACATCGGGGAACGTGCTTTCCATGTCTTTATCTTGCTCTGCGAGTTCTTCCTCTACGTCGGACAAGATATCATCGGGAAGCACGGAAGCTATTAGCTTGCGCGAGAATCCGGCTTGCTTCAAGGTCAACGCCGCTTGCGCGAAGTCTTGCAGATTCAAGGGAATGTTTCGCTTATGGTTTATTACGATCCCTTCACTCACCGGCTTTCTGGCCTTTGCGTAGATCGTATTGATAAGCGCAATTCGTTCATTCAACCCTACGTCAAAATCTGCCTCTGCGCTTGAGCATACGTTCTCGAAGTCGAACAGCATCCTCTGAACAGCCGCGCCGCTTATTGCGCCTGTCATTTCGGCAAAGTCTGGAACGTGAGATTGTACGTGTATCTGCTTCTTTAGCTCGGAAGTCATAAAGTCGATAAACTCTTTCGGGATGTCTTTCGTCAGGAATGAAACGTCATCGGATTTTTGCAGATTATTGAATATACGCATTTCCTTGATTCTCTGCATGATCTTGCGGTTTTCTTTTGGGTTTCCCTGTGGATCAACTATCCCCGCCCCTACGATCCTGAGATACGCATTGGCAAAGCGCGAAAACTCGATGAGACTATCAGATACTAGAACGTCGTAATCGTCGATCAATGATACAACAGGCTCGATAAGTCCTTCCTTCTCGTCGCCCATTGCGTACTCTACGATAGGTATAGCGTCAAAGAAATTAACGGATTCAGCAGGTGCAGAGTAGTTATACTTCCCCGACTGATCGAGCTTCCTTTCGTAGACCTGTACTTTACTTGGATAGTATACTTCGACCTTGAATACACCGTCACTTATAGCGTAGTACCGTATACCTATTTTCTTGACAGGTTCGGGCGAATAGTCGTAAATGAGGATAATTTCTTTCGGGTCAACGTTGAAAAATCTAGGCTCGGCTTTAACGGAAAGGTCTTTGCCCATGACTCCGTCAATATAGCCCATTTCGTGAGACAAGCCATAAATCCCAGTATTCCTACCGTTGCGTGATGTCTTTATCCATTCCTTATTAGCGTCGAACGTCGCCATAAGCTGATTGTAGTACGCTTCGTCTGCTGTGCCCTGGTTATAAGTTATGT